ACTTGCGCTAACATTGTACCGATTTGGCCTGACATAACAGACTCAAGCATTAGTTGCCCTTTCTCATCTTCATCATTATAGCTAGAAGATTCAATTTTAACATCAAACTCACTAAATTCAAAATCTGTACCTTCTTCAGATACAGGAGCAAGTAATATATTACCTTCTTCATCTTCCATTATATCACCACTAGCTGGGTCAATAACTTCCATTAAAATAGGCTGGTATATAGGTTGCCCTTGTTGGTCAAATTGACCTGAAAACATTTCCATTGGTTTATTAAGCTCAACCCAACGAATGCCTGTCATTTCATCAGTAATACGTAGAAACTGTGTAGCTCTGTAGTATTGTTTAGCTAAGTTAGCCACGTCCATAGCAAGAGACTGATAGAAAGATTCAATTCTTGCAGTGACGTAACGTAATGACATAATAGTAGCGCTCTGCTGTAGTTTAACTTTACGACCTGAATCACTTGCATATGCCATTCCTAGGAAGCTATCATTGATACCTAACACACGTTGTATTCGGTCAAGAGCTTTATCAATTAAGGTATACTGGTCAAGTACTTCTTTTGACATTTGGTCTACACGTATACCATTTAAGTTATTTACAGGTATAACGCCGTTAACTCTATTAATAAGCGACTTAAAGTTTTCAATGTTGTCTACAGAGCCATCCTCAACAAACACTTTAGTAGTGTTAGCCATAAGCTGTATTTGAACTAACGCTTGGTTAATAGCTTTTTGAGATTCTATTACTTCACGGAAAATACCATAGTACTCAACTTTATTTGAGCTATGTAATTTTTGCACACGATAAGGCCATTTAGTTTCTTTGTAAGTAATTTCAATCTTCTCTAAAAGAATAGTGTCATGCCAATACATAGACCAACGACGACCGTCTTCATCGACCATTACAGTATGTACGACCAGAAAATTATCGTGAACTCTATAATAGCCAGCAAAACCAAGACCGGAGTAGTTAACACCGTAATTGCCATAATTTGAAGAATTACTAGTATTACTAAACTTATACTCAAAATCAGCTTCATCGGCATTCGTGAAGTTTTGATACGCTGCAATATTTTTAAGTGAATCGTTACCGAATGTATTTTTGATATCATCCTCAGACATCCACTTAAAACGGTGCAAGTACTTAGCGTCAGAGTAATCGTCTAGTTCACTCATAGGGTCAGGAACTAATTCATAATCTGGCACATGATGAGTTTCAACTTCATTTATGGGTCTACCGAACTGGTCACGCTTGCCTGTATCTTTAACTTCAGTATACGCACAAAGTATACCTGAAACTAAGCCACCTAACTTAATCTGGTCGCCTTCAATGTCAAAGCGATTTTGTTCAAGTATATAGTTAATAGTGTCGTTTAATACAGTAGCTGTAGTAACGTCACGAGGATTACGTGGACGTACAACAACTGTATTAACAACAGTACTATAATAACCTACTAACATACGAGCAAACATTTTAATAACGTTAAAAGTCTCTTTAGGTTGACCACGATTTTCAAGTATAGCTAATTGTTCATTAGTATATTGACGATTGTGATACAAGTCCCAGACTTCACTAGATTCTTTACGAGACGCGTTAAACGCCTCATAACCAATCTTGAAAGTATCTCTACAGTCTTTTACTGTTGCCTTCATAGTCCCGCCCCTTTCATTGCAGCGTCAAAATCAAAGTCTACAGTCTTATTTACGTCAGGTACAGTAGCTTTTACATCTTTCTGAACTTTACGTACTTTAAGACCTTGACCTTTAGCTACGTCTTTTAAACGTAAACTAGGATTGTCCATACGGTCTTCAATAGCTGCAATTGCATCATCAATTTGTTCAATAGATTGACCAGTATAATAATGAGCTATATCAGGGTCATTTAAGTCTCTGATAGCTTCTAGATTATTTTTAATTGTGCTCATTTGCACTTGTAACTGCTGCATCACAGGTTGGAACTTCTGACCTAAAGTACCAGCTGCTTTATTGAATGAATCAATTTCAGGCTTAGTTAAAGAAGCACCGTATAAAGCATTACGAAATACGTTACGGAATGTCTCATATGATGCAGTAGCTTTCTTACCACCTACTTCATCAAATATGTACTTCTTAAAGCTATTCAAAGTGCTATCGAGTAAACCTGTTTCATCAGGAGTTAACTCAGTACCAGCAGTTCCACCTAAAGCTGTAAGATTGCGTAAACTACGAACAGTGCGCTTATCTTCAGTTGACAGTTTAAAATTACGTAAGTCTTCTAACGGACTTATGTAATCACGGTAAACTTTTGCACGCTCAGTACCACTCATTTCACTTGGTTTAGACTCAAGCCAGTTCATCTCGTCTAATCCTACACGCAATTCCTTAACATCTGTTACTTCTTTTTGAGTTGATGTCTGAGCTAAGTTGCGATATGCTGAAGTAGCTTCTTCACGAGTTGAACCTTCGTTATTATCCAAGTAGTCTTGTACAAAACGTTCTTCGTTAGTAACACCTGAACCTTGACGACGAGCGTTATAATATTGGTCAAGAGCTTCAAGATTGCTAATAGGTTTACCAGCGTCTTTAGCATCTTGCATAATTTTTTCAACTTGACGTTCTTCTGTTGAGCTAAGCATCTTCTGGTCACCAGCATCAATCTTCTGAAGCAATTCATAGGCTTCAGCAACAGTACTTGCTCGGCCTTCATCAATAAGAGACTGTACAACGCGTTCTTGCATTGTCACTTTAGCTTTAGATTGACCACCACGCATCATTTGACTAATACGTGCTTTACGTTCCATGGTAGCTAGTTGCTTGTCGTCTAAGTAGTTATTATAACCAGTAGCAACGTACATAGTCTCTCTTGGTAACAAACGCTGTTCACCTGTTGTACTTGTCATAACTAGTAAATCACTAGCTAGGTCAGAGTCGCCGTAAACATCGTCTGGAGTATAACCAGCTTGCTTAAGTAATTTATCATTAGCATCAGATTTAACTAAGTTATCATAACGCGATACATTACTATACAGACTCATACCAACAGGATTTTTCTTAGCGTCGCTTAGCAACACATTAAGATGTCTAGCACTACCATCGGAATTAAATCTATCAAGTGCAGACATTGTAGTTGAAGTCAATGCTTGTTGATTAATTTTACGTGTTTGAGCTTCCAACTGTTGCAATTGCAAATCGTCTGTACGTTGACGCCCTGGAGCACCTTGTTGAAACTCTTGCAATTGTTGTTGAGACAACTGTTGTTTATTTTTAGCTTCAGCTAATTGTGCGTCACGTAATTCTCTTGTCGACATATCTTTAGATACTTGACTAAGACCTTGTGTGACACCTGACCACATTTGAGCACTTGGCATTATGCTAACCTCGTTCCGACATTTGCTTGGTTTACAGGACTACCCGCAATTACTTGACCTGATGTAACTGGTTGTTTATTATAAGCATCAATAGCTCTACCAACAGCAGGTATTGCAGCTGCAACAGCGCTACCTGCAGCTTGTTGAGCATAACCAGCTTGTTGAGTTAATGCATTGGCATTATTTTGTAACGCTGCACTGTATGAACTACCAGGATTTTGACCTAAGCCAATCTGTAAGAATCGACTTTTATCTTCAGCTGCTTGACGAGGCGCATCTTTACGTATGCTTGCACGTGTTTCAGCAGCGTTAAGTTCAGCTTGCGATTCCAGACTTGCAGCAATACCTGAAGAAGGGTCAATACCACGTTGAGCTAAGTTTTCATCCATACGAGTTAACGCAGTCTGATACTGTGACTCAAAGGCTTCTAAGCCAGTTGCAGCATAATAGTCAGGCGACACATTTTCATAATAATTAGCTAAGTTATCTTGTAAAGGTCCATAGACTTCTTTCCAATCATCATACTTTTCTTGCTCAAAAGCAATAGACTCATCTGAAGCTTTATCTGCACGCTTACTAGCTTTGTCTGCACTATATGCACTAATACCTGCACCTACGACAACTGCGCCTGCTACCCAACCGGACATAAGTCCTCCTTAGAGTATCTGTAATTTAATACTTCTCTATAATTCATAGTAATCTCTTCACCTGCTGGAATACGTCTAGTAGCTATTACCGTATGTATACCATTAATAAATCTAAATGTTGTATTAGCAAATAGAGCGTGATTGCAATATCTACCTAATATAGTTCTATTAGTGTTAATAGTAGCAGGTCCAATAATTTGACCTTCTTCTATATCTAAAGAAGACTTAATACATTTACCAGCTAAGTTGGAAGCAGAGACTTGTAAGTTCTCATATCCTTCTGGTAAGTCTATTAAATCATCTTGTTCAGATAGCATCTGTATAACTGCTTCAGTACTTTGATTCTCAATAATGAAACGCTTAAAGTCTGTGACATTTACTTTATTTACAAACTCTTCATATGCTTCAAATGATAGCACTGAAGTATAATCAAGGTTTTCTTTTACTTGATTAGGTACAACATTAACTGTTAACCATACTGTATCTTAATGTGCAAAGCCTGCTTGACGTTTACCAGCCATAGC